ATAATGGCTTTGAAATTTAACCAGGCAGCAGCCCGGCAAAGGATCGCCAAGAAAAAGAAGAAAATACCCCAGGCCGGAAAGGTAGTCCTCGACCAGCTGAACAGCTTCATCGAAGCAGGGCAGGCAGAACCGACCTTCTGGCTTGCGCGAATCTGGGAAGACCAGCAGAACGCAATCACATACAAGGAGCTGCGGGAAGCAATCCTGAACGGCCACATGGACGAGGCCACGCTGCAGGCATGGCAAAACGACTACGCCACGTTTGTAAACGAAACCCTAAAGCCGTTATGGTTAGACAGCATGAACCAGGCGGCAGCGAACGTCGCAGCCAAATACCCGGTTTACTTCTTCGACCCGATGGAGCAAGGCGTCCGCAGCTGGATAAACACCCACGGCAGCGAATGGGTAACCCTTGTAAGCAACGAACAGCGGGAAGCGATAAACACTCTGCTGCACAGAAGCTACAGCGGAGACTGGTCAGTAGATGAGCTTTCGAGAGCCATAAGGCCGACCATCGGACTGAACAAGATGCAGAGCATGGCCACCATGAATTATTACAAGCATGTCAAGGAGACGCTGCAGAAGAACAACCCGACAATGAAAGAGGCAACCGCCGCAAAGTACGCAAGAGAGGCGTCTCATAAATACGCCGGGAAGCTCCACCGGCAGAGAGCATACACCATAGCCACGACGGAAATGGCGTTTGCTTATAACAAAGGAGCTGACGAAGGGATAAGGCAGGCGCAAGAGCAAGGACTAATGGGAATGACCAGGAAGGTATGGAGCACCGCGGCAGACGAAAGAGTATGCGAAATATGCGGAGCGCTTGAAGGACAAACCATAGACATGGACGGAGACTTCAACTTCAAGGGCAAAACCCTTTATTCAGGACAGAAGCGGACGCCACCGGCACACCCGCGCTGCAGATGCGCCGTAGCTTACGAGGAAATAAGCCCGCCGCAGATACCCTACGACCAACAGCAAGCAATGACGGCACCGGAGCCGCAGCCATGGTCACCGACAGACAGCACAGCGATGACGACCATCCCGGAACCGGACCAGCCGACAATAGCAGAAGCATACAGCATGCCCGGAGGACTTTCACATAAAGGACCGGCGAACCTTGGAGGCACCGGAGAGATGCATGCATATACTGATAGCACCGGCCAGCAATGGCTATTCAAGCCCGGCCAGAACAAGAGCGGCGGACCCGAGCCTTTCAGGGCATACGTGCAGGAAGGCGCATACAAGGTGCAAAACATCGTCGACCCGGACAGCGCGGTCGAGGTAAGCGTCGGGACTGTTGATGGAAAATTCGGAGCTCTGCAGAAACGGGTAAGGACCATCGACGGGCCGGACCTGAAGGCATGGCAAAAGACAACCGACCCACTGCCGGACGGAATAGCCCCGCAGCTGCAGAGGGAGAACGTCACAGACTGGCTGCTCGGAAACTTCGACAGCCACGGCGGGAACTTCATCACAGACGACACCGGGAAGCTGATAGGCGTCGACAAGGAGCAGGCATTCAAGTACATCAAGAACCCCGGAAGCAAGACCATGTCGTACAGCTTCCACCCCAACGCCACCTACGGCGAAACAGAGCCGATATACAACACCATGTACCGGCGCTTTGCCAAGGGAGAGATAGACATCGACCTGCAGGACACCCTCGCATACATAAAGCGCGTCGAGGCAATCCCAGACGATCAGTACCGCGAGATATTCCGGGACTACGCCGAAGCATTATACGGCAAAGGCAAACAGGCCGAGGAGCTGCTGGACGCCATCGTGGAGCGCAAGACGACGCTCCGTGAAACCTTCAGGACCTTTTATTCAGATCTGCTGACAGAGCGGACCGGCAAAAAGCAAATCTTCACATGGGCGGACGAGGCAGCCGAGCACATGCAGCAACCACTGGCAGCCGTGCAAATGACACCGGCCACCCTGCAGAAGATGAACATCGCGGAGCTGAAGCAGCTGGCCAAGCAGAAGCAAATCCCCTACTACAACAACATGAACAAGGCCCAGCTGGTGACTTCCATTTCTGACCCCGTAAAAGCCCCGCAGATGAGCGCACAGGTCAGGGACAGGCTAACAGCCAACGAAGCGGCGAGAAAAGCAGCAGCGGCCAACGTAGCCAGCGAGAAGCAGGCTGCAAAGGCGACCGACATATTCACCGACATGGCCGTGGTACCGGAGAAGCGAATAGGCATACCGGTACGAAGCGACGGAGGCGATCTGGAAGGGCTGAACCTCACGGCAAGGCGAATGAACATCGGCGGCACCGATTACTACGAGATCAGCGGCAAGCTGACATACGATACATGGTCCGAGACATGGAACCGGCTGAAACCAATAGGCGTGATTGACGAGCTGCGATTTGAGGCAGCCGACGACGCGCTGAAGCTGTTCTCCAGCACGACCATGGCGGACACCGGCGTATCAATCCGCAGCATTCGAGTGGCAACGCCATACGGGACCTTTGAAATGTATATCGATGGCCAGACAAGACGGTACGCAGGATGGCGCGGCTTCTTCCGGGCGCGTGTAGAGACAGCCGGAGCAAGCAAGGTAGACGCGGACAACATGCGACAGCTGCTGAACAGCGTCGGCCTCGACACCCTGACTACAAACCCTACCGCAGCCGATGAGCTACTGCTTAAGAAGACCCGGCTGGTGTGGCAGCACGCACCGCAAAGGACGCAGGAGCTAAAAGGATTGACCGGAACGCAGCGAGCGGCTAAACTGGATTTAATCATGAAGGAAGAAGGTATCGACCCCGGGCAGCTCGCCAAGATGAAGATCAAGGAAGTATTCGACGGATACACGACATACGTCAACGAAGGCATCGAGGAAACATACCGGAAAGCCGGGCTGCGTTACGTCTGGACCGGCGTAACGGATGCCGAGGACGTGGTCAAGATCGTGAACAGCTCTGGCCTTTCCTCGAACAACAACCGGTTCATTCAGGGCATGAAGCGCGCCGGAGCTTCACCGGTGCGAGACTTCGAAACCGGCGGCAGCGACAACGTCTTCACCCGAATAGGCGTCGAAGGAACCAGCGCACGCTTTAGCGACAGCTATCGCGGTTCGTATTACCGCATCCTGATAGACCCCAAGGAGATGGAGCGCACCGACTGGTACGCATACGCGACTGACAGCTTCGGAACCGTTGAGGAAAGTGAAATGGTAGCGAGGAAATCGCCGGTCGAATTCATTAAGGAGATGAAGAAGCACTACGGCTCCGGGAACGAGATCATGTTCAGGAAAGGCATATCACGGAACAGCTTCACCGGTATATCCTGCGAGACGGATCGACTGCGGACAACACTACTGCAGGAATTCAAAAAGGCAGGCATCACAGAGGTCAACGGAATCCCGATAGAGACATTCGTCCGGGTAAGCTCCGAGATCGCAAATCCATAAGGAGGTAGGTCATGGATAGACGAAAGGTTTATATATGCAAGCAAACCAACGACAAGGAATTTATAGACGTCGTGTGCGACTGCCACATGCATAACGGCAGCCTGCGCTTCTTAATTCCGCCGGACCGTGGACACACGATCCCCGGAGAAGTGCTGCGCGAGACGGAGGACGGCTTCGTATTCCGGTCCACCGGGTACAACCCCGGAGAGTGGACCTTCAAGGAACTGACGATCCGGGACTTTAAGCGGAAGTATTTCAAGCTGGTAGTGGGCGGCGAGGAAATGGCGCTCACCATCAAGACGACCGAAGACCTCCACGAATGGTACCGGAAGGAATTCAAGTTTTAGAGAGGAGGCACAGAGATGATCAAATTCAATGACATCATCCAGCCGCTGGTGAAAACGCCAAGCACCAAGAGCGACATCATCAAAGGCAGATTTAAGATACAGAAGTCCGAAGACGACAAAATGCTGGCCTTCGGATGGGCGAACGTCGCCGTAACCGCAGGAGGCGAGCAAATCGAGGACTATCACGAAGACCTGATAGACCCAGAGGAGCTGGAACAGGCAGCCTACAAATTCGTAGAGCTCTACCGCGAAGGCGGCGAGATGCACGAGCGCGGAGGCTGCGCGGTCCTTGTGGAAAGCATGTTCTTTTCCAAGGAGAAACAGAAGGCCCTCGGCATTGCCGAAGGAACACTCCCGGAGGGATGGTGGATCGGCTTCAAGGTGACCGACCCGGACGTCTGGGAGAAGGTCAAGGACGGGACCTATTCGATGTTTTCCATCGAAGGCGAGGCCATCCGAGAGGAGGTCCCGGCATGAGACACAACTCAATATTCAGGATAATGCAGGCGGCGCTCACAGGGCGTCGCTTGTTTTATTAATAACGCGGAAAGGAGGAAACGCACGAAATGCCAGCAAAATTGAAAGACCTGAAGGTCACGAAGGTGGACTTTGTAGACGCCGGAGCCAACCCGGGAGCAAACATCCTGATCTACAAGAACAAGGAAGGAGCTCCTGCAGCAGAAGGCGCCGGTAAAGCTCCCGACACGCAGGGAGCAAAGCCAGAGAACGCCTTCAAGCGTGTTCTGACGGCGGTAGCCAAAGCACTCGGAATCGATGACGAAAAGGAAATCGATGAAACGCTGGGAGCATTGGCAAAGGGCAGAGAAGCTGAATCTTTCAACGATAAAATGCAGGAAGCTGCGCGGCGCAGAATAACCAGCGAAATCTGGGACATTTGCTACGCCCTCGAAGAAAGCCTCTGCTCCGTTATTATGGACGACGAACTGCCGTGGGAGTCCAAGGCCGACGCGATGAAGGAAAGCCTAACGCAATTCGACACCGCAATGGCCGACATGATCCCGGCGTGGTCGTCAGGAAAAACCGCAAACAAGATCGTCAAGAACGAGCAGCCCATCACCACCGCAAGGCTTGAGGTAGCCAAGGCAGCCAAGGAAAAGCTGGAGGCTATCATCGCCAAGGCGGAAAAGACCCCGGAAACCGATCCGGAGGACACGTCCGTTCAAGACGGATGCAAGGACCCAAAAACCAAAAAATCGAAAGGAGAACCACAGGACATGAAAATTGACAAATCCAAACTCACACCTGAAGAACTGGCCGCCCTCGAAGCAATCGAGAAGAAGGCCGGAATTCAGGAAGACACTACCCCACCCGCTGCTACCGGAACCGACCCCGTCGCAAAAGGAGCAGCCACAGAACCTGCGGCCAATAACAACGAGCCGGAGGACATCTACAAAGGACTTCACCCCGCAATCAAAGCGGAGCTGGAGAGCCTGCGTAAAACCGCTGAGAAGCTGGAAGACCGCGAGCTGACAGAGATCGCGAAGAAGTATGAGATCATCGGCAAGAAGCCCGAGGATCTGGTGCCCCTCTTCAAGAGCCTGAAGGCTGCCGGAGGCAATGCCTACGACCAGATGATCGCTGTACTTGACGCCAGCGTGGAGGCGTTCGAAAAGAGCGGCATCTTCAGCGAAGTCGGCAAGAAGGGCTCCGGCACAACCGACGCATGGACAGCCATCGAAAAGCATGCCGATGAAATCCAGAAGTCCATGCCGAACCTCACCCGCACCCAAGCAATCGACAAGGCATGCGAACAGCACCCTGAACTCGTAGCTGAATACGAGAAACAGAGATAAGGAGGAAAAGTCAATGTTTATTAGCACAGGAATCAATGACAGCCCGACCATCGTCGGGAAAGCCGGTATCCCGATGGTTAACGCAGCTTGCCATGCTGCGGTATTCGACGTCAACGGGAACCTTGTACCTGCAGGCGCAGGAGAACCCGCAATCGGCATTTTCATTCCGTCGACTCCTGACGTTGTAAACGCGGGAGACGACGTCACCGTCCAGATCAAGGAGATCGGCCTCTGGATAACCGGAGCTGCAGTAGCAGCAGGCGCCGAGGTAGCATCCAACAATGCAGGTCAGGCCATCACAGCAGTAGCCAATGCTTTCATCGTTGGATACGCGCTGGAAGCAGCCGGAGGACCGGGCGCAGTAATTAAGGTCCAGATCACAAAGTCCGGCTATAAGGCTGGCGGCGTCGTAGCACCGCTCACACTTGCAGGACTTACAGACGTGGCGATTGCCAACGTCGCAGACGGAGACGTAATCGCTTACGACCTCGCGACCCAGAAGTACATCAACAAGGCACTCGGACTGGCCGACCTT